GGTTTAAGACAAAATAAAAGCACACTTAGCTTATCAACTAACACATTAACATTTTCTACTGCACCACCAAATGGGGCTAGTATAGAGGTTAAAACAATAGGTGATATAAATACAAGTTCAGTTGTTGCTGCACAATCTATAACAGGTGGACAAGGAATAGATGTAGCGGAACCATCAACTAATAATTTTACAATAAGTAATAGATACGATGTTAGCGTAATTAGTACAGCTACAACAGCACAAGCGGGATATGTATATGTACTTACAGCTAGTTTAGCATTAACACTACCAGCTGGAGTAGTTGGAGATTCAATTAAAATTAGTAATAGATCAGGTACAATAACTTGTACGGTGGTTCCAGATGGAACAGATAAAATAATGGGTAGTAATACTACCATGACGCTTGACGATGAAAATGCAAGTTTTGAACTAATATATTCAGGAACGGCCCAAGGATGGGTAATAATAGGACAATAATATGAGTAACTTTACAGATTTTTTCCCAGCAGCAAGTGGCGGCGGTGGAGGAGCAATACCAAAATATGAAGAATTTACATCTAGTGGTACATTTACACCCTCACAAGCATTAATAGATGCTGGTGGTAGAGTAGCTTATTTTATAGTAGGTGGTGGTGAAAAAGGACAAACGTATGACGGTAGAAAAATAGGTGGGGCTGGTGGACAGGTTAAAATGGGATATGCAACATTAACAAGTACAACAGGATGTACTGTTACAATTGGAGCAGGAGGATCTTCTACATCGGGTGAAGATGGCGGGGCGAGTTCTGTGGCTTTTTCGTCAGCTGGGGGCACTGATATTACAGCAAATGGAGGCTCCGGTGAAGCCAGACCGAGTAATGGTAGTAATTATGGTGGATGGCAATACACAAACAACAGTCTTTATCACGCAGCAAGTGCTTCTCCTGGTATATTAGGGTACGGAGGAGGAGGGGCTGGATATGAAAATAGCTCTATTTACTCACCTGGTGTTTATACAGGATTAGCTAATACGGGGCAGGGGTCAGCTTATAATCGATCAGCCGGCTCAGGTTTTGTAAGAATAACTTGGTTTGAATAAAATATAAAAAAAATAAAATGGCAAGGTACGGTATAATTAAAAATAATATAATAACTAATGTTATAGAAGCAAATGCTGAGTTCATTAAAGGATATAGTGAAAAAACTGTTTTATTACCTGACAATGTAGGCCTAGGCTTTTCTTATATAAATGAAGAATTTATATATATAGAACCAATAAAAACAGAAGAAGAAATACAAATTGAGGCTATTGAATGGAGGAACAATGGATTAGTATCAACAGATTTTATAGCTCAAACACCTGATTATCCAAATAGAGATGCATGGATTACATATAGACAAGAATTAAGAGATTGGCCTTCAACAGCTGATTTTCCAGAAACAAAACCTACAAAACCTGAATAATGGCATTAACTAAATTAACACAATCACTTATTGACGGTACTTTAGTTACTAGTGTAAATGGAAACACAGGTGCTGTAACAACTGGTATTGATTTACAATCATCAGTTAAAACAGCTAACTTTACAGCTGTAGCAAATGAAGGTTATTTAGTGAATACTACAAGTTCTGCAATAACTGTGACTTTACCAAGTTCACCTTCTTCAGGAGATGAAGTTTTAATAATTGATTATGCAGGAACCTTTGGGACTAATAATGTAACTTTAACATCTTCTAATAATATATTAGGCTCTTCAGATGATTATTCAATAAGCTCTGACAATATTTCTGTTACATTAATATATACAGATGCTACAAAAGGCTGGAAAGTAAAATCCGGTGCAAATGAAGGAACATCTTCAATACAACAAGTCCTTCCTGCAGAGGCTGAATTTTTAGTAGTTGCTGGAGGAGGAGGAGGTGGATACTGGATGGGTGCAGGAGGTGGTGCAGGTGGTCTGCGAACTTCATACGGAAGTACATCTGGCGGGGGTTCTTCTGCTGAAAGCAATATAGTTTTATCAGCAGAAACATATACTATAACAGTAGGTTCAGGAGGAAATGGTATGCCATCAAATGGAACTACCTTACCATCAGCAGGAAATGGTACAGATTCATCAATTGCAAAATCAGGAATGACTACAATTACTTCTGTTGGCGGTGGAGGTGGAGGTGCTTATGCTATTTTTCAACCATCACAAGCCACAGTTAGTGGAGCTAATGGTGGTTCTGGTGGTGGAGCTTGGAGTATATCTAATCAAAGCCAATCAGCTGGTACAGGAACTGCAGGACAAGGTTATGCTGGTGCATTAGGTGGTAATCAAGGAATTGCTTATGGTGAGGGTACTGGTGGTGGAGGAGGGGCTTCTGCTACAGGGGTACAAGGTATTAACGGTGCAAGACCAAATGGAGGTGATGGATTAGCAGTCCAAATAACTGGTTCATCTGTAACATACGCTGGTGGTGGTGGAGGAGCAACTCCGCCAACTGGAATTAATTCGGGCAATAATGGTGGATTAGGTGGAGCTGGAGGAGGAGGTAACGGAGGTTATGCTTCAACAGGAAATGATGATGGTGGAAATGGAACAACAAATACAGGAGGTGGAGGAGGAGGCTCTTCTGCAGTAGGAACACCTGCGTCTAATGGAGGTATAGCGGGCAATGGAGGTAGTGGTATAGTTATACTTAGATTACCAACTTCTGAGTATTCGGGAACTACAACAGGAAGCCCAACGGTAACAACTGATGGAACAGATACAATATTAACTTATACAGGTAGCGGAACATACGTGCATGCTTAAAATTAAAATAAACTAAAATGGCACATTTTGCAGAAATAAATAATAATAATATAGTAACTAGAGTGATTGTTGTGCATAATAATGAAATAACAGTTAATGGGCAAGAATTAGAATTTAAAGGCATTGACTTTTGTGAGGGTTTATTTGGACACAGAAATTGGGTTCAAACATCTTATAATAGCAATATTAGATATAATTTTGCTGGAGTTGGTTATACTTGGGATAAAGACAATGATGCATTTTATGCGCCACGACCTTATCCAAGTTGGTCACTTGATGAAAATTTTCAATGGCAGTCACCGGTATCATACCCAGAAGATGCATCACCTGAAAAAATATACGAGTGGGATGAAGATAATCTTACTTGGAAAGTAGTAGAACTTACAATAGAATAAATAAACAAAAATGGCAATAACAAAAGTAACAGCAAACGTATTAGCAGATAATGCAGTGTCAGCATCGAGTATTGCAGATGGTGCAATAGCAACAGCTAAAATAGCAGATGATGCAGTAACTACAGCTAAAATAACTGATGCTAATATAACTACAGCTAAAATAGCTGATAGCAATGTAACAGCAGGTAAAATAGCAGACGATGCAATAAGCTATGCAAAATTAGGTGCAGAGTTTACAACAGCAGCTACTATATCAGCAAGTGACGTTGATTGGGCAACTGCAGCAGTGCATACAAAAACATTATCAGCAAATACTACACTTACATTTTCTAATGTATCAACTGGTATGGTTGTGGATTTAGTAATTACTGGTAATTATACTTTAACATTGCCAGCAAGTGTAAAAGAAATTACAGGAACATACGATGGTACAGTTTCTAATTTAATACAAATAGTATCAACTAATGGTTCTACAGAACAATGGGCAACAATAAGTCAAGAAGCAGTATAATATGAAAGCAGTAAATAACAACGGAATTATTACAACTTACCCAGATGTACCTTCAAAATTTAGGTCATCAACAGGTTATCATTTAAATGCAAGATCAATGACAGCGGATGAATTAAGTAATGCTGGTTTATTTGATGTTATTATACCAGAAGAGTATGATTCAAGAATTCATGACTTAGATGAAATATACTTTGATTCAGCAGCATCGGTATTTAAAAAAGATTTAATTAATAAAACGTGGAGTGAAACACTCGCGGAATTAAAAACAAAACAAATAAATAATTTTAAAGGTCAAATAGGCAGTAAGCTTACAGCGACTGACTGGTATATAATTAGGAATGCTGACGATGGCACAGAAATACCGGCTAACATTACAACAGCAAGAGCTGATCTTAGAGCACAATCAAATACAGTAGAAACAGAAATCAATGCTTTAACAACTAAAAAAGCTGTTATGAGTTATGATTTTCCAAACATTGATTAATGGCAATTAATAAAAGATTATTAGTTAAACCCCCGAGTACAGGAATTACACCATCAGAACACTTTGGAGTAGTATTATACGAAGGAGATGGTTCTTCATCACATTCTATTAACGGAGGTAAGTTTGGTGCAGCAGGATATTTTAATGGTAGTAGTAGTGCTATTGTAAATACCTCTTTTGGTATTTCAGGAAATCAAGCAAGGTCATATAGTGCTTGGGTATATACAAATGGAAGTACTACGGGTACTATATGCGGAGTTGGAAATAATGGTGTTGCAGGGCAAAGTATGTATCTTTATATAGACCAACCTACAAGTACTTGGAGTATGTGGGGATTTACTGCTACATACGATTTAGAAAACCAATCTCTTGCTGCTATTGGAAATTTATCTGACGGATGGCATCACTTTGTATTAACTTGGGATGCTTCATCTACATTTAAATTATATATAGATGGTTCACTTGCTGACACAAAAACAAAATCGGTTACATATAATACTCCTGCTGAATTTGCTATTGGTAGATGGTATGATTCAGGATATTGGTTTGATGGCAAAATAGACCAAGTAAGAATATTTTCAAGTGCTTTAACATCATCAGAAGTTTCAACACTATATGCAGAAACAGTAGATACAGTAGAATCATTAGACCCATTAAATGTAGATACAACAGACACACTACAAGTATTAGGCGATAGTTCTTGTATTGCTACTTATAGATTTGAAAACAATGAAGATGATTTAAGTGGTAACTATGATGGAACAGGAACTGCGATACAATATGCAGCAGGAAGATATGGACAAGCAGCAAGTTTTAATGTTTCTACTTCAAGGGTTGAATTAGCTTCCACAATAGCCACTACATTAAGAACTGCAGCGGCATTTGGTATATCTTGTTGGATTAAGCCTTCTACTGGAAATTCTTTTGGAGAGGTTGTTCATTTATTAAATGACATATATATACTTATTGCATATAAAAGTGATAATAAAATAGAGGCGAGAATATACAACAGTTCTGTAGTTCTTTCAAGTGTAATAACGTCAAGCACTTACGATTTAGATGTATGGCATCATATTGTTTGGACGGCTGACACAAACGGAGCAAATTTATATGTAAATAACGCTTTTGAGGGAACTGCATCTTGGGACGGGACTTTTGACACTTACTCAAATTCGACTTATAAGCATAATTTATTTGGTAGCAATTCTTTAACTGGCGGCTCTCCTTTTTACGGCTCAATAGACCAAGTAAGAATATTTAACAAAGCATTATCAGCAGCAGAAGTAACTACATTGTATAATGAAAACCCATTAGTAGCAAGTTATAGATTTGAAGGAAATGCAAATGATGATATGAGAGCTTATGACGGTACTGCAACAAATGTTACTTATGAGTA